TTGCGTCCGTCACCTCGTCCCTCTCCGTTGCCAGCCAAAACGAAGGGCGGTTGAAATCGACGGGGCAGACATCCACATAAACCGTGCGTTCCTTCCATTTGCCCACCAGAACAAGGTTAATGGCATCTACAATATCGGTTTTTGTCATGTAACTCCTCCATTCAGTGCCCTCACAGCGGCTTCTTCAATGCGTTGCGCGGCATCTTCTGCCAGCTGTGACGCCTCATTCTGCCGGGTCTTCAGGTACATGCGTTTTCCGGGAACTTCGGACATCTTCGCTCTGGAGCGCCGTTTCTGCCTAGCGCTTCCGGAAGGCTGGCGTACTGGGTGCCCGCCTTCCAGAGCGTTTGTGACATATCCTGCAGCGTAGCCGTCCAATTCCGTATCGGCCATGGCTCGGACAGCAACATAGCCTTTCCCGCTGCCGACTCGATACTCTTGCACACCGGCAACACGGCCGGTACCGCCGATGCGCCGTTGGACATCGCTCAGAAGCTCCTGTCCCATTTCCTCCATGACCTCGGCTCTGGCCTGCCGAATGACATCTGGTGTCGCTTCCAGAGCCTTGACAACTCTATCTAAGCCCTGAATTTCAAGCGACTGCATCAGACATCCTCCTTGCGCTCAACGATGTACTCGTTTTTATACGGGTCAAGATCCATCACCTGTCGAACGACATAAGGCTTTTCGCCACCGACCTGCACCAAATCGCCGACCCTCAACACAATCGGCTTTCCGGTCACAAGCGCACGCTGCAGGGTTTCGGAACGAAAGACCTCGTCAGATTCGTTTCGGTGATATACCTCGGTCAGGATCCCGGGGAAGGTGAATTCCGCCTGCTTTTCTACGACAGGTCGGTTCATCTCATCGAGTCCAGTTCGGGCATGGGGTTTTGCGGTCATTTTGGTCGGCTCGCAGATGGCGGCTCGGATGTTCATCTGGTTCCGGTTGCGGTCTGTGATACCAGTTAGGAACAGGTGCAGGCCGTCAAGCCTGATAGCATTGTGGAGAGTGATATCTCTCCGCCATGTCACCAGCTCCGCATCTCTGGCGCCGGTACCGACCTTGGAAAAGATGTTGATTTTATGCGTGAATTCGGCAGATAGCCGGATATCGCGAACAGCGACCCATTCCCAAGTGTTCTCACTCGTTTTCTGAAGTTCCAGCACCTGAGCGGCTTTATCCAGTCTGCCGGCACCGTAGTATCCAGACATAGGTCACGCCTCGCTTTCCTCTGCTGCAGATCCCTCTGTCGGGTCTTCGCCCGCATACCGCAGCTCCAGTACGAAGGAATTGACCATCTCTTTGACGGCCTTTTCATCCACATCAGAACCGCGGCGGTCATAATACACGGCGGCAAGCTCATAGATGAACATGTCATAATTCGCGTTGGCCTTGTAATCGGGAACGCCGGCAGCGCGTGCTTTGGACTTCGCCGCGTTCAGATAGATGTTCAGCTTTTCGACATTATCCTCCGGATAATTGAGATATTCGTTCAATCCCTGAGCTGTTGCCGCCATATATCAACCCTCCAGATTCAGAATGAACCGGCGATCAACCCAGCCGGTGCGCTGGCCGGTATGAACCAGAGCCCAACCCTCGACCATTGCGCCATAGGGCAGCTCCAGTTCCACCAGAACAGCACCGTCAGGCAGAACCTCGGCAATATCAGCCATATAGTGCGGGCTCTTCCGCAGATTCAGGCCGGTAGCATGGTTGACCGCAACCAGCTTACCCTCAATTCCTGCGAGGGCCGTGTCCTGAATATCCATGCCACCCTCATCGGGTGCAGCCGGTTCGGGGGTCTCGTTGGTCACGGCGGGTTCCGGGTTCTCGTTAACCGCGGGAGCTTCGGGAGTCACCGGGGTCTCAGGTGCCACGGTGGGTTCTTCAATTACAGCCTTGTTCTTTGCCATACAGCACCTCCGTTATCAACCTGCGGCGCCTGCGGAGACCTTTGCCAGACGGAAGGCGCTCTTCAGACGGATACGGTGGTCACCCCAAGCGGTCAGGACGAAGTAATACTCGCCCTTCTTGGCGTCCTTGTCGGTCTCATAGATAGTGCCGATGTCATAGTTCTGGCGGGAGAAGCGGAAGTCGCCGACGATGGGGGTCACAGCGCGGTCGTTGAACTCCACGGGGATGCCGATGACATCTTCAGGCTTCTTGCCCCACAGATCGGTTGCACCGTTTGCCATGGCAGTGATACCGGCATAGTAGTCCTGCTTACGCATGACAGCGTGAGCGTTGGCGGCGAACATCTCAGGCAGGTCGGCCCAAGCGTTGATAACAGCCTGAACCATGTTGGGGCCCTCGACCTCCTTGATGTCGTTCAGGTAGAAGGACATATGGTCGTGGGTGCCGTCGGCAGCGGTGCGGAAGGCGTTGATCTTCTCCTTGATGGCCAGACCGGACTTCAGAGCAGCCTCGATCTTCTCAACCAGATTGGTGTCGGTGCCGTGCAGGACAGTATCCTTGACGGTTGCCACGATCTTGGTCTTGAAACGGCCATAAGAGATGGTGTCGCCGGTCATCTCAATCTCCTTGGCGGTCTCCTCGTCAGTCACATCGGCCAGAGATGCATCCTCGATAGAGAAATCGATCTTGGGCTCTTCCAGACCGCTCACCTGAGACACAGGCTCGATGTTACGCAGAGAGTTCTCCTCCACAGGCTCGGTCAGCAGCTCGTTGCTCATGTTGGTGGGCAGCAGATGCTCGCCGCCGCCGAGGTTCTCAGAGCCGGTGGGAATGGCACCCAGACCGGCATATGCCTTCTTCACATCGCCACCGGTCAGAGCAGCGCGGTAGAAAGCAGCCTTGGCCTTGATGGCCTTATCGGCGTCATTCAGGTTGGCAGTCTCAGTGACCTTAGCCTTCTGAGCGGCCTCCATCTCATCGTGCTGCTTCTTCAGCATGTCGCGACGGGTGACCAGATCGTCACGATGAGACTCCTTAGCGGTGAGTTCCTCCATCTTGACGGTGGGATCTGCGGCCTTCTCGGCAATCCATGCAGAATCAGCCTCGATGGCAGCGTTCAGGGTTGCGATTTTTTCTTTCAGTTCAAACAGAGTCATGATTTTCTTCCTTTCTCAAAAAAGTTTTATTTCTTTCGATGATTTCTGCCCGCTTCCTGCGGTCTTCTGCGGACTCCATGGCGGTGCGGAGCTTAGGCATCAGCTTTTCGGCCAGCATTTCGCCATATTCGCTGAGGTCGGCATCCTTCAAGACCTCGACGGCCTCACGGATGCTCTCGTCGGTGCTCTTGGTGACACCGGCACCCTTCTGTGCGGGAACGGCCACGAAAGACCATTCGTAAGCGTCAGAAGGCTCTTCCAGATTCTCCACGCAGAGAACTCCGTCACAAACGGCGCCTTTCACATGGCCGTTAGGGCAGGTTTTCTGCCAGGTCTCCCAGTTGAAAGACATCGGTTCACCGCAAATCGAGCAAGAAGTTTTCCCGATTGCACAGCCGATGGAGACTTCCTTCAGAATGCCGCCGTCGATAGCGTCGATGAGAGGCTGGTTGGTCTCGTTGCGCAGCATGTAGGCACTGCCAAGAAGAACGACCCGCTGCTCACCCAGCGAGTTCTTTTCGTCTGTGACTTCCGTTTCAACCCTGTACAGTCTGGCGATCTGGCGGTCAGCACTCCACCGGTGATCACTGATGCCCGTTTTTCCAAGAAAAAGCGGTGCAAGAGCATTGAGGGTTTCGTTGGTGAACCGTTCATTGTCGCGGTCTGCATCGTTGTCACAAAGCACAACAGAAAAGCAGTAGACATCCTCCGGCGTCAGTTCCTTTACGCTGTATTTGTTAATCAGCTCAATGTCGGCTGCCGCATCAGCCTTCTTCTTGCTGAATAACTTCGATTTGCTAATTTTCCCCATTTGGTTTTCCTCCTGTAGCGGTATTTCCATCCGGATGTTCGGTGATAAATGCCAAAGTCGTGAGGTCTCTGGACACCAACAGGTTGTTGCCGTTGGGATCCGGCGGCATATTGTACTGGCTGCGAACCTCGTTGGGTTTCTTCCAGCCGCCGCGGATGGCCTTCTGGTTGACTTCTGCCTGCGTAGCAGCATCGGCACGCAGGATCGCCTCCATATCGAACTTGAAGTGATACCCGCGCTTGCGCTGATCTTTGGTCAGCAGCTTCCGGTTCAGTTCCTGCTCATAGGCCGTTACGATTGGCAGCATGGTCAGCATCAGGAACTCCAGCATCTGCTGTTCCTGCGAGTTGAACGATGTGTCAGAGTAGTCACCCAGCAGGTGCGGCGGGATGTTGTAGACCATGGCCACCTTCGAGCGGGTGATTTTCTCCACCTCAAAGAGCTTGCTGTCAACGGGGGACAGGTTCATGCTCTTGGCAGTGACACCGGATTCCAGCAGCAGAATGTTGCCGGAGGTTTCTTTGTATGTGTTCAGAAACGCCTCAACCATCTGCTGCTTCTGCGTGTCGCCCAGATTGGCGG